CATCAATAAGCTAACGACTGGTAACGGTTTTATCGATGCAATTAAACCCCTTGAGAGCCGCCCGCCAACTGAGCTGTGGGTATTGCCGCCTCTTTCAATAACCCTAAACGAATCCAGCGACTTTTACGCGAAAATAAAAAGCGCCTCGTTCAATTGGGGATCTACCACAAAGACTATACAGCCGGCAAACCTACTGCACAGCTACTATTACAACCCATCCGGCTCGGTGTACGGTCTTTCACCACTTAGCGCGGCACGAAGGGCGGTAACGGGTATAAATGACGGTTCGGCTCACAATGTGGCGGTACTTCAAAACGGGGCCAAACCTGAATATGTGATTATCGTACCGGATGGAACGCCAGTAGAGACAAAAGAGCAGATTAAAAGCGATTGGAAAAAACGCAACGGCGGCCCGTACAATGCGGGTGAAGTTATCGTGTCTGATGAAGGTTTTATGAAGTTTGAAAAGCTCGGATACACCATGAAGGACATGGACTTTGCCAATTTGCAATTGTCTGATATGCGTAAGGTATATGATGTGTACGGGGTTAATTCAGAGTCATTTAACGACCCTGAAACAAAGACCATGAGCAATAAGCGCGAAGCCTCACGGTCGCTTTATGTTGATCGTGTTATTCCTGAAGTTGATGTATTTGCAGACGAGCTCAACAGGTGGTTAGTGCCTAAGTTTGGCGATGATAAACTAATGATTGTGCCAGACCTTTCAGAAGTTGATGCGCTTAATGATGAAGAGGACAAGGTTTATGAGCGTTTAAACAATACCCATTTTTTAACCCCGAATCAGAAACTTGCAATAGCTGGTCAGCCCAAAAGCGACAATCCAGCAATGGATATGGTGTATTTACCGGCTAATCTTATACCGGTTGGTGATTCTGCAATAGACTTTGAGCGCGAACTAATGGAGACGTATGGATACAGCAAAGATTTGGATTAAAACCGAATCACGCAGACGCCGTATCGAGACCACTGGCGTTCGCATAATGTCCGATGCTATCACGCGAGCCATACAGCCCGCTATTGAATCTATTGATACCTACGCACACGCCAATGATGCTGCGCAGCTTGTGCCGGAAAAGATTAAGCGCGAAGAAATGGAGAAAGGATATTTAAGGCTGTATGAGTTTGCATTAATCCCATTCGCAAGGCGCGCATTTCAGCAGATTGAGGGCGAGTTTAAGCAGAAGAACGTTTCGGACTTGGAAACAAATTGGATGGCTTTTATACAAACCTACGTAACCGCCGAACTTGCTGAAAGGGTTACGGGTGTTACGGGTACTCTACGTAAGCAGCTTAGAACAATATTGCAGGATGGTATAAGCCAGGGGTTAAGCGTTGAGCAGTTAAAACGCGACATTGATAAACTTGGACTGCCCCGCATCATAAGCAATCGATCACGAACAATCGCACGAACCGAAATTATAAACGCATCGAATAAGGGAAATTTGTTAGGGGCGCAGTCAACCGGCGTAGATTTAGAAAAAGTTTGGATAACGAGCTTGGACGGATTGGAACGAGAGGGCCACGCAGAGGCAGATGGCCAAACGGTTGAGCTGAACGATTCATTTATTGTAAACGGTGAGCGCCTACAATACCCCGGCGACCCAAACGGCAGCGCATCAAACGTAATTAACTGCCGTTGTGTTGAGGCTTTTATTCCTAAAGAATAAATTGTTATATTGATATGTACCAGTAGACCAATTAAAAAATTATGCTTTTAAAATACAGTAGGCAAATATTAAAGGGTTACGATGACAAAGAGGGCATTATAACCGCTTACGCATCGGTCTATAACAATGAGGACTCCGATGAAGATATTATCATGCCCGGCTCATACCGCAAGACGGTAAAGGAGCAGGCAAAAAAGATTCGGGTTTTTAAAGACCACGACCGATACACCATGCTTGGCGTGCCGGTTGAAATAAATGCGGAAGATGAATACGGTCTATTGACGACCACGAAATTCAACCTCGACAAAGAAATTAGCCGCGATATGTTTTCTGATATTATGCTAATGGCTGGAAATGGCATGGAGGCGGATTTGTCAGTGGGGATTATACCGGTAAAGCGCGATGAATACGATAAGCGCAAGATTACCGAAAACAAGCTGAAAGAGTACAGCTTTCTGTCCTCATGGGGCGCAAATGACAAGGCAACGGTACTGGCTATTAAAAACGCCAAAGAATCCGAGCGCATCATTTCAATCATATGCAAGGCGTATGACCTGCCCCATTCGGACACGCGATTAAAACAGCTTGAAGAACTTTTAAACTCACTCGAAGCCGCTCCTGATGGGCACTCCGAGCCGATAGAAGAACCAACAAAAGAAACGGCGCAAGCCACTATCATTCAAAAATTACTACAACATTATGGCTGATACAGACCAAGACATCAAAGCCCTTCAGGAGCGCTTGGAAGCTACGATAAAAGAGGCGAACAACGCCTATATCGAGGCCGACAAGGAATCCCGGAAAGAGCTTTCTGAAAAGCAAAAAGAGCTTAACGACCAGATTAAAAAAATGGCCGAAGAGCAGGACAAGATGGCGACATCGTTTGAAAAGATGAAGTCATACGGCGAAACGCCACAAGACCAGATCCGCAAAGCGTTTGAGTCAAAAGCTGATTCGCTTAAAGAAATGGCAACCGGCGGAAGGCACAAGACCGAAAACGTAAGCATCAAGCACGAAGACCTGTTCACAACGAAGAACATTACCGCTGGAAATGCACTCGGTAACCGGCGCGTAATTCCGTTTGACAGGGTAGTTAATACTCCGGTATTTGACCCTGAAGAGCGCCCGCTGCGCGACTTTTTCCGCACCGGCCAGACCGTCAGCGATACCGTTGACTGGCCGATTGAGCAAGTACCAGATGGTGCGAGCTACGACTTCGACAACGAAGCCGGTCCGGTTGACTCCGATGCTGCCGCCCTCAAGCCCGTTTCAGACTTTGAATGGGATTTGATTGAGCGCAGAGTTCGCGACATTGCCCATACGGTAACGCTGCACAAGAACCTGATGGCTGACCTTCCGATTCTTCAAACATACCTACCTACTCGAATGAGAGACGGTATCTTGCGCGAAGAATCACGCCAAATCCTTGTTGGTGAGAACGCATCAAACGAGATGGTCGGATTGAATCAAGCTGGTTCAAACGCGCCTTTTGACGTGTCAGGATTCCAGACATCCGTTATTGGCAATAACAAGCTGGTAGCTGATGCAAATTTCATCGACATTCTCGGCTATGCCATGACGCAGGTACGACTCAACAGATACGCGGCTTCGCTTATCCTGCTGAACCCTGCTGATATGTACAGCCTGATGTTTGCCGTTGATGACCAAGGACGCTACTTGATGAATACGCCGAATTATGCGTATGTAGCTGCCATCGCAGAGCAGAATACCTACGTGCCACAAGGTTCATTCTACGTTATTGACGCCAACCGCGCCAACCTGATTCTTTTCAGGGATAACGTAAATGTTGAGTTCTCTTATGAGAACAAGGACAACTTTGAACGCAACCTTGTGACCATACGAGGTGAAGAGCGAGCCGTGCAGGTAACGGAGCGCCCGAACGGTGTTATTACCGGAACATTTGCCGCAGCAGTTGATACTGGCGGTTGATAAGCAACGGGGCAGGGTTTAGGCTCTGCCCCTTTTTTAAAACCAAACGAGTAGAAGAATGGCTAAAAAATACAAACTATTGTACGGATCGATTAAGAACGAAGACGGCAGCAAGTCACGCCCTGGCGACACCGTTGAAGTCCCGGCAAATATAGCCTCACGCATGTTGAGTATGCCACAGCCAAAAATTGCGGAAATAAAGGCAAAAGCAAAGCCGAAAAAGAAAGAAGATAAGGACGCAAAAACCACCAAAGAAGATAAAGAAACGGTTACCACAAAGTCTGAGTAATGAATAACGACCGCCTGTTAAAATACTACCCAAATGCTTACGAGGCTGAAACCTTAACGGTTGATGTTGCCGAGCGACAGCAGTACGCCGTATCAGTTGATGACGGAGCAAGGGCGGCGCGGGCAGTTTCAGGTGGAGATACGTTCTACATTCAGGTAATAACAGACGCAGCGCATGAGGCGTTTGAGGACTATACAGGTGTACTCATAGGCGAAAGGGAGGTGATCCAAGTTTCGAGAGTAGGAGACCGGCCAGCACAGATTAGACTTGCGCGGAATCCGGTTGTTCAGGTGGTTTCGGTTGAAAAAGACGATGAGCAGATAGACTTCGAGCGTACCGGGAATAACATTTACGTTCGTGAATCCGGAGACATTAAGATAACTTACACCGCCGGAATCAACATATTTCCCGCAAAGTTAAAGCTCGGCATTCACAAGTACATATCCACGCAATACGATGACCGACAAAATACAAGCGAAATGGCGTTGCATCGCGTGCCGGAAGACAGTAAGCGGCTTTGGGATTCATTTAAAAAGAACTGGTTTGTGTAATGGCATTGCGAAAATCACAACGCGTACAGGTTGGAAGCATAGATAAGTATGTGAGCGTATTTGCCATAGAATCAACCGATGACGGTCAGGGCGGTACAAGCGTCCAAGAGGTTCACTTGTTCGACACATGGGCAAGTTTGAAGCCCGTAAGAGCCGATAGAATACTAAACGTTGACCGGACAGTACAGAACACAACACACACGGGTTTAGTAAGATGGCGTAATGACCTGCAAGATTTTGGATATATCAGAAGCACGTATGACAATCAATTAAGATTGGGATTAAATGACAGGATATTTACCATAAACACGGCTCACATTATAAATGAAGATGAATTTATAGTGGAGTTCACCGCAACCGAGGAGGCTTATGATAACCGTTAAAATAGATGAAGCGAGCCTTTCAAAGGCGCTCGGTCGCATCCGGTGGTATGGTGAAAAAGTCCAAGCCGATGCGCAGGCGAACATTCAAAAAACGGCTTTTGACGTTCAGCGCAATGCCAAACAAAACGCACCAGTCGGTACTCCTGCATCAACAGGGATAAAAGGCTATGCAGGCGGTCGGCTTCGCGCTGATATATCCCAACGGGTAATTGCATTTAATGGCAGTGTATTTAATACGGTTCATTACGCTCCGTATGTTGAGTTAGGAACGGTTAAAATGAGCGCACAGCCTTATTTGTTCCCGGCATGGGAAGCCAACCGTAGAAGGTATATACAGCGGATGAGGGAGGCCTTACGTATATGAATGACTTCATGCTTGATATTGGCAACCCGATAAACAAAACGTATTTCGATATTATATCAAATATTGATTACCAAGGCAGTAAATTACGGGTGTATAGAGCCGGAAGCGTTCCGGCGGTGGTCACCTACCCTTATGTAGTTATCGCATCACGCACGGGCTCGGATGCTCCTGACAAGGATTCTTTCGGGTACGATGCAACGCAAGCCGTCCATGTGATTGACCGATACCCGGCAAACAACGGTACGGAAACAAAAATCAATGATATTTCAACTTTAATCATTGGCGCTATTCGCAGGATTAAAAACCGTATTGATATAGGCGAGCGATTCAATGTAATTACTTCAACGCTTGATAATACCATCACGATAACGCAGCAGACCGACACCTATCAGTATTATACGCATGAGATTCGGTTCAGGCATGTAATTGAGCAACTCGCAGAAGTACCATCCGGCGCTCTTCTTTTCGAAGGCCAAACAATCCAATTTGAAGGTCAAACCTTAACATTTGCACAATGAGCATAGAATTAACCACAGCCGAACAGGCATTATTGAACCGCATCGGAGCGACACTTTCGCCACCTGTAGTAACTGAACTGCCCGAAACGGATGCAGACAAGGCGGGTGAGTTGTTTTACCTGAACGGCA